CAGTTGGAAACGTCTGTATATTCCGAAATGGACATTGTCGTTTTTCCAATGAGCAGCGAAGTCAGGCCCGCCGCGAAACACCAACGTTTTTAGAATTTCGGCCCTGACGAGCGGATCAACGATCCGCTGCTACTTTTTGCACTGTGCTTTCGTATTTCTTTCCGATGATACCGGTCGGCCAGAAACATCAGACACCAGTCAGCGGCTGAAATGCGGAAACCCATTTTCGCGGTTATTGGTTGACTTTCGGGGCGACATGTCAGACCCTGGGTGTATGAAACTGTTTGCTCAAATGCTCGCGTGTGTCCTCGTCGGTCTCTGCATTGGCTCGGCAATCTCGTGGGAGCGTCATGGCGCGAAGTTGCTGGAGGTTCGCGTCGTTCGCGTCGTCGAAACTCGTGATCAGTCCTCAATGCGTTTCGCCGGAAACTCCCTCCCACATACGATTGTCGAGCATAGGCCGCCCATCAAACAATGGGCCGTGAGTGGGATCCTCGGCGACGTTGGGGAAATTGTTTACGAACTGCCGCCGGCTGACTGATCAGACCGTTGCGAAAACCGCCGTCAGCTTCCAGCCTGTGTAGATCCAGAGTGTGTAGTCCTGCCCGGTTACGGTTCCGGTCGTTTCGCCTACCCAGAACTGGATGGGCGACGTGCCGCTCCATCCGCTGACGTTCACCAGTTCCTGCAAAAGATCTGTGATATCGACTGATTGAGTTCCACTGTGTCCAATCGTGATGTCCACGTATTCGGTGGTTAGTGTCAAACCGCTTGCCAGATCGGCGTAGGCCGTCAGCGTCGCGAACTGGCTCGTCGATTCCGCCACGCCGTAAATCCGCAAAACCTGCCCAGGGCGAAAGTCAAAAAGCTGAACGCGCAATGTGGCGACGTCGATCGTCGCGGCCCCGGCGATCCCCGCGGCGACAGTCTGCAGGAAGCCGACATACGTGAGCGCATCTGCCGGCGTGTCGTCCACGCCCATTTTTATATCTGTATTGCCGGCCTCGACCACGTCAACGGAAATTGCGTCACTGTATGCGTATGCGCATTTAGTGCGGTCCATGATGATCCCGGAATACTTGCTGTAGGTCAGATCGCAAGTTCCAGACGGGCACCGAATGTAAAGCGATTTGCCCTCTGGAATGTCGAGTCGATTAATGCCCTCGGAGATCGTGAACGCGGTAGCTGAGGCGTCCGGGGTCGCTACGTCCAGAACGACGTCGCAGTCATCGCCGACCGTGACAGCCATGACGAACGATTCGTCGTCGAGATCTGCGAGCTGATACCATGTGGAGGTCAGGGTCTCGGTGTGCATTGCCATCAGATTTTCTCGACTGTTATCGTGCTGGGGAATCCGGTGAAAAAACTCGACGGAGAGTTGGCCGACCCCTTGGTGTAGAACGTGTTCGCGACTCCACGAGCGACCTGATTAAAAACTGTAGTTCCTTGAGGATTCCACTCACCATAGTCTATGACTGAGTTGTTGTCGTTGCGGTGTCGGTATTGTGTTCCGCTCGGCAGGTATCGCATATTTCCGCTGGTGCCGACTGGGCTGTTGATCTTAGCATCGATAGAGCAAGTCAACACGGGAGACTCGACCAACCAGTTCAACTCAATCGCGCCAGTTCCGGCCTTCACGAGCTTAAACCCTGCGGAGGAATTTGTCAGCGTCCATCCCCCTCCGGTGGCGACGTCCAGAGTAGATGCTCCGCCCGGTCCATTGTCGGAAAATGTCACCCGGTATTGATCCCCGTCGTATCGCTTGCCGTTTACATTGGCGACATTGAACCTTGACCGGTGATGCGGGGCGAATGGCGCGACAGAACACGCGGGATAATATGAGGCCGCTGCGGTAGGATCGCCCCCGTAATATCGCGGACTGTTGAATGTCCGAACAGTCACCCAGATATCAAACCAGACGCTCTTGCCTTCATAACTTCCAGCGGTGATCGAAACCGGCATCAGCCCGCCAACAGTTCGACGCGGTACCAGTGAGTTCAGAACTAAATCGTGCGGAAATGCTGTTCCCAGAGTGACAATACCGGTTCTATCGACGCCATCGATCCAAACACGGTAGTGCGTCGTCCTCACGCTACCGTATCCGGTCTGTGTTTGGAACTGCCCCTGAGCGATTTCGATCTGCGTTATGCTGGAGCTGAAGTGGGAGCCACTTGTCGGAAGGTTAGCGGTCTTTCCGGTCGCCGGATTGTTTGAGCTCGTGAAATGCTGCTGGAGCAAATTGATCCACAAGCCGGGTTCATGATGCCCATCGATTGCAAACCGGATGCCCCGCATTCGATCGTCGTAGATCCGGTTCCCGTTCGCGTCCGTGCTCGTCGGCGTCTGCAGAGGGTTCCAAAGGTGCTCAAGCGCGTAGCTGTGAATATTGTAGGAAAAATTGTTCCACGGATTCGGCCATACACTTTGCTGACTGAGGACCGTCCACGCCTTCGTTTCGAGTCCTGTTTCCGGTGCAAGTTGCGAAACAAATTTCGTATACCGTTCGATGGACGTTGAAACCGGTGTTTGCGATGCGTTGCGCACGAAACACTGACCGAGTTTTCCGCACGGTTCGGTGAGAACGACGGTATCGGCAGCGACGGCTCCGGAACCGACGTTTCTGATTCGCACGGTCTGCCCGGTCGGCACGATTGCCCCGCCGCTGATCGTCATCAGTCGTGCGGTTTTCTGGGTGTGGTCGCCGGCGGAGATCGCACTCACGACTTTGGCGATCACTGGGCTGGTGATAGTCGAGGCCGCCGAGGAACTAAAGCCGCCAGCGTCGGCCGAGGCTACCAACCGCCGCAGATTCCTGGCGGTCTGTTTGTCAGTGGAGATCAGTTTCATGTGGGAACCACGCAATAACCAAACCGGGAAACCTTTCGAGCGATCACGCGGTTCGTTGTCGTGACGGCCGCACCGGTCGCGGATGTAACGCGAATGGTTTGGCCAGTCGCTACCCACGAGCCGCCCGTCAGTCTCATGATGTCCGCGACGACAGAAACCGTGCTTCCTGCGGCGATTGCTGACCGAGGTTTACATACGACGCTGCTCGCCGTTTGCGGATTGTCCGAGACTAGCGGCGTGATGGTGCTTTCCTTCGTGAGCTGGATCGCTCGCCGAAGATCTCGCACCGTCTGTTGGTCCGCCATGAGGTACAGCATTTAGGGCTCGTTGTTCGGCAAAGGAACACTCGACCAGTCGGCCAGATCCTCGAGAATGAAGGTTTTGAACCGTGCCCCGGGAATGTAGACACTTTTTCCCGTGACGGTCGTCGCGGCTTTTCGGGACAATGTGCAGGACGTGGAACTCGCGACGGCCGTGATGGTAGCCTCTAGTTTTCGGCCGAATGGACCTGCGCCCGGAATAATCACGAGGCATCCTTTGTGGGTCGCCTCTACCAGTCCGCTGCTGACCGTCAGCGTAGTGGCTCCCGCTGTAATCGCACCGCCGGACAAGGGCGTCGTGGTGAGCGAAATGACGCGCGTGGCCTGGCCGTTGTAGTCCAGCCAGATTGCCTCCGCGGTGTCCTGCTGCTCCGTCGTCTGAATGCGGCGTTTGATCACCTGTTTTTTTGCGGCGGTCGCCTCGGCATCGTAGGCCGTTTTGGTCACATCGACCCACGGATCGTTGTCGGGCTGCGGGATGGTCGATGTCGAGCGGGCCTGATAAACCAGCTCGTGGAACCCCTTGTTCGGTAGAATGATGAAATACCCGCTCGGGTTGACCTCCACGTCGTAGGTGATTGGCCAGTATTCGACGCCGTCTTTACTTTTGGTTGGCTCGTCCGGCATTTGAACATTGCTGAGATAGCAGGTTCCCGCGGGATATGTTTTGCCGTGTATTGTGACGGCCGAATCGTTAATCGTTTCCGCGAGGTCGAACAGGTAGTTCGGAATGGCGGCATAGTTGGCCGTCACGTTGATCTGCCGCAGTCGCTGTTTTTTCGTCAGTCCCTCGAATAAGTCGCCAGCGTCGTTTACCAGAGGATTGCCGAAAGCGTCGTAGTAGGCTGGAACCTCTTGCGACGCAGATCGCATTCCGCCTTTCACGAGTCGATTGAGCGGATCCTCGTTGTCTTGTTTGCTGATCGGCTTCGTCGAAAAAGTCGCCGTGAGTGTGAGCAGATCGTCGAAGTCCGAGGCCGCCTTGAGGGAGCGGCCCGTGCAAAATGCGTTGGCGTTTTCGGGGTGAGCTGATCGCCGATCTGGAACGCTCGCGTGCGCCAAAATCGTGCTGATCGTTGTCGTGTAGTCGTCGACAAATATCTCGTACTCGATGACGGCCGTCTCGTTGCCGTCAGCGTCTTCCTGCCAGTCGTAGCGGCGAAGTTCTTTCACCCATGAAACAGCCATCAGAGATTGACCACCTGGGGAGCAAACCCCGTTGAAGTATTACGAGCGATCTCCAGCAGTGCGTTGAGATGACGACGTGACACCTCGCCCGTTTTGTTTATGAGGCTCGTGAGTTGTGCTGCCCCGCTAACTGTCCGCACGTCCTGCGGCTGGGCTCCGGTCGTTTTCGTTGCGGCGGCGACGTTGACGGAAACGCCCTCCAGTTGTGTCGTGAGAGCGGCCTGAGCGTTTGTCACTGCCTCCGGAACCGTCGGGTCGAGTGCTGCGGCCTCGCCTATGGACATGGCCAGCGCGGCCCGTGCTGCTGCCAAATCGTTGTTGACTCGTCCGACGTTGCTCGCAAACTGTGAATCTCTTTCCTTTTGCCGACTCGCTGCGGCGGTGTCAGTCGTCGCCAATTGCTGCTGGAGCATCGCGTCGAGTTCCGCGTTTACGTCGTCGACGTTGATCGTGGCATCGAAAAAAGCCATCGCACCGACAATTCCCTTTGACAGCGTGTTTTGGAGTTTCGCCCATTTCTTCGCGACATAGGTCGCGGCGGAGTCGAACACCTCGAGGAAAGCGTGTTTCCAAACGAGCCATTCTTGATTCAATGCGTCGACACCAGTCACCCAGGCTAATCTGAGACCGAGCCAAAGCACATTGGCGGCCTTCTCATACTCGCCCGCATTGAGGAACTTGAGAATTGCCCCGCCGACTTCCTGAATCGGTGCTAGTAGTCCGGGAAAAGCGTCCTTGAGCATGTTCAGAGCGTTCGTCGCTCCGCCAAAATATTGAATGATCGCAACGCCCAGACCGGCGACCAGTCCAATCATAATCCCTAGTGGGCTCATGATTGCACCGAGAACAAACGCGATACCAGTGAGCAGTCCGGCGAATGTCGTGAGTGCGGCTCCGGCGACGACCAGACCGACGCCCAGCATTGCGACGCCTTTGATCAGTCCGCCGTTTTCTCGGATCCATTGGACCACCTGCCCGATGATAGGAACAACTTGGCCCATCAGATCCGTGATCGCTGGAGCCAGAGCGGCCCCGATCTGCATCGAGACGGCTCCAAATGTGTTTTTGAGTTTGTCCCACATGTCATCAAACGCGGCGGCGGACGCGGCTTGTTCACCGGAAAGAGTCAAACCGAGCGCGTCTGCCTCGTCCATCAATTCGCGAATCCCTTCAGCTCCGCCGTTCATCAGAGGCAGCATGTCCGCCCCTGACTTGCCGAGGATGTCCATCGCATACGCCGCACGTTTCCCCGGGTCCGTCACTTTCGCCAGTGCATCCGCAACGGCGAGCATCTGTTTTTCGGGTGTCATCTTGGCGAGTTCTGCCGACTTCAATCCAAGAATGCCCAGCGATTTCGCCGCGGTCGCGCTGCCTGAGTTTGCGTCTGTTATCGTGACGCCCAGTTTGCGCATGCTCTTTTCGACCGTCCCGATGTCGGTCCCGGACTGGCCGGCGGCATAGGCGAGCTGGCTGAGTGCTTCGGCACTGGCTCCAGTTCGTTGACTCATGTCGTCGATTGCGGCCCCGGCTCCGGCAAACTGAAACACGGCGGCGGTCAGCGGTGCCAAGATCGTCGCACCAGCTCCGGCCATTCCGGCCCCCATCTTGCCGATGTTCGCGGCGGTGGATTCGAGCATCGCTTTCGTGCTTTCAATGCCACGACGGATTGCGGAGTCCTCCCAGTAGACTCTGACAAATGCTTTCGCCGCTTCGATTCCACCGCTCGACATTTTACATCCCCATGATCACGGACCAGTCATAACCCGGAGCAAACTCCCACTCGCCGGAGCCCATCGCGGCGACTGCTGCGATGACCTGTGTTCCACTTGCCCCGCGTCGTTTTGTTTGCTGGTGGCACGGGTGTGCATCAACCCAGCTCCAGACCTTGTGAGTGTCCTTGGTTCGATTCACGTTGTAGACGGCAGCGACCACATGGCCGGCATTCATAAACCCGTGGTACGTGATGCCCTCCCACCGCCAAATCAGTTCTCTCAGGGACAGCGTTTCTGCCCCGTTGCCGACGACGCCGCAGATCCAGTTCCACCACTTCCACGGGTCAGCGATTTCGAGAGCGCCGAAGAAAAGTCTGTTTCCTCTATCTGTTTCATGACCGCCGTCAGTGCTTTTCCGCCCACCAGTTCCGCGGCCTCCGTCATCTTGCGGATGAGCGTCGTCAGGATTTGACGGGGGCGGACTGGGAAAAAATCGGCGATCGCTTCCAACAATGCGACCGAGGCCGTCTGGAAAGCGTCCCCGTCCCAAAGGCTGAAATACTTGTCCTGCCCCTTTTCGTCGATGCCCTCACAACACGCGCACGCGGCCATGAGCGTCTCGGGTTGCTCCGCGAGTCGCTTGATGATCGTTTGAATGTGTCCGGTGTCAACCAAACACGTCAGGAGGTTGATATCGCATTCACGGAGCAGACGTTTAGCCGTCGCTCCGTCGATTTTAAGCGGGTGCGGATGCCCCGTGTTGTCTGTCCAAGTCGCTTGCATGGTTTGCCCTCAGTGCGTTCGGTTGCGTTGTTCTACGGGCGGTTTATTCAGGTTGAGTCGGCGTCGCTGGTTCCTGTGGCTCCGGCGGTTTCGGATCGCGTTTGATGCCGATCGTCATCAGCTTGACCATTGTTTTTGTGCCATCCGAGGCGATCACCTCGACCATGTTGATCTCGCCGAGTTCCGGCATGTTTCATTCCCCAAAGAAAAACGGAAGGGGCCGCAGTGTTGCCACTGCGGCGTTGAAAATGAGCGTTCGACTATGACGCGGTGACGGCCAGCGTCGTCGCGTAGCTGCTGTCCGGAGTCTTGACGATTTCGAAAGCGACTTGCACGTTCCCATTGTCTGGACGTGACTCGGTCCAACTCTTGAGCTTGCCCTCGAAACGTGTCACCTGTGCGCCGACCTCAGTGATGTCACCAGTCGAGGCGGCCCAGTGAAGCGTGGTTTTCGCCTGAAAGGCAGCTTTCAGAACCAGGTAGGCGACACCTGGCGTTCCAACCAGCGTCATAAAGTTTCCGCTAATTGTCGTTTTGCACTTGCCGACGTGCTCCATCACTTCGTCTGCTCCGCGGTAAACGACTTCGCTTGATCTGCGTTCGCGGTTGATCGTGTCGTCAATCACGCAATCAATCACCGTCAGTGATCCAGCTCCGCCGAGTGTCGCTGAGTAATAGAGTTTTGCATCGTCGCCGTAAACGGCCCCGGGTGTTGCTGCTGGCATGTCGGTTAGTCCTTAGTTTTTGCCACTTGCGGCGGCGAGGAATTGAGGAAATTGAGGCTCGATCGCGGCGAAAGCCGGTTCCATGAATGGGTTGTTTTTTTCGAGTCGTTGCAGGTTTCCGCTATGGAACTGGCTCGGTCCAATTACGACGGACGTCCCGGCATCATCGAGAGAAAAGAGAATCAGGTCTTTGAGCGGGTTGAATGTTTTTACCTTGCCAGTCTTGTTGAAGACTGTTTTTCCCCGCCCGTCGCGTTTGATCAGATGCGTGTGAAGGAGCGGCGGCCGGCCTTTCGGTGCGACGCGATCAGGCAGCATCGGTTCGGATTTTCGATGTCCCTTCCGCCAGCGTGAAACCTCATACCAATACTGCGCCCGTGCCTCCGGCGTCATTTCCGAAAGCGTCATTTCCTTCGCGGGTTTCAGTAGTCGCTTCGCGGTCTTGCGTATGGATCCCCCGACGCGGCTGAGGTATCGCCGGCGGACCTTGCCGAGTTGTTTGGCGAGAGGTCTGTCCAGAAACCTGCTGAGCTGCACTTTGAACGGCTGAAATGCCATCATGCGACCTCCGCAAACAGTCGGTACGTCGTTTGAATGACACTACAGAAAATCTCGTTGTTCCTGATCATGTCCGCGGCGTATGGTGTCGGGAGACCAGTCGCAACGCGGCTGGCTGATCTTCCGAAGACCGGCAGCGTCGCTTTCTGTTTTGAGCGCAGAAACTTGCGGAGGGCGTCCGCGTTTGTGTCGGCCAGATCAGTTTGGGTGATCGTTGTAACGTCTGTGAGTTTTTGCAGCCACACGACGCTGATCGTGACTTCATCCTGATCAGTGTTGCGGCCGGTTCGTTCCGGCGTGATCGACGACACCAGAACGCAAATACGCCCCGGGGCGGCGTCCGTCCAGCCTCCGACATACTTGTCCACGCTGTAGACTCTCTCGACGCTGAATCCGGACGGCAGCGATCCCCAGGCGGCAATGAGGCCGCGGAGAACGTCCGCCAATTCCTGATGAGCGCTGAGAGCCATGAGTTATCGTTCCGCACTCGCGACCGGTGCCGAGGCTCGTGTCGCTTGTTGTGCCTCTCGTTTTAGTTCCACAATCTGACCGACCCACTTGTCATAGGTTTCGATCGTGTTCTCTCGTTCGTTTTTGTGAGACGCTTCAATCCTCTCGTGAGAATCGTTGATGCTCTTGATGTGCGAGGGTATTGCGACGTTTAGGCCGAAGTAGAAAAACCAACAGCCCGCAATGAAAATGGCCGTTAGCAAGACGTTTGTGAACGGTTGCCCCTTCGCCCAGTCGACGAGCCCTTTGGTTGCTGCTTCCTGTATTCCCGAACTCATGATGCCCGTTCCTTGCTGAAAATTCTGTAAACCGTTTTCGATCGGTCGTGCCATCTCCAGACCTGCTCGGCGGATCCCGGCGGCATCGCCCGAAACACCGTTTCGTTTTCGTCCGTGATTGTGTCGCCCCGTGTCGGTCCGCCCGTAATACCGGACTCCGTCAGATCGGTGGCGATGATGAGCCAGTCCTCGGATCGCTCGTCGACGTTCACAGAACCCTCGACGGCCTCCGATGTCCATCGGCTGCTTCCCCGCGTCGCCGTGATCGTCACGGTCGTGGCTCCGCGCGTGTAGGTAACGGACTCACCACGGACGCGACGAGTCGCGGCGTGTGTCGCTTGCATTGCTGCGTTGACTGGTGAGACCATGACAGAGAACCAATGTTTTCGAAATGTGGCGAAATTGCCCACTCAGCCCGGCGACGTGAGGACTCCGCCGCCGAGCTGGTGAGCGGATGAACTACGACAACAGCGTCTCTGTGTCGATGATGCTGTCCGTGACGATCAGCGGAACACCGTCGAAGTCGATCGGGTTCGGTGCTGGGCTGCCGGTCGGGCTGTAGGTCGTGCGGCTCTTGCGGAGCTGTTTGCGACTGCGGCGAGACATGGCGATCACAGTCGGCTGCATTCCCGATGGGAACAGGGCCATCGCGTCCTCGAGCAAGGCATCGGTTAACCCCTTGCCACTGTCGGCAGTCAGGTTAGCGATTCGCACGATCGCGTACTTCGAGCCGACCTGAATGCCCAAATGAGCACCAGCGTCGCGGACGTTGGCGACCATCGATTTTGAGTTTGCACCCAGAACGACGGACTGGAACGTCGGCGAAATAGTGAAATTGATGTTTGCCCCGCCGTTGATTGCTGGATCTCCAGCCCCGACCAGCGCGAACGCGGCATCGTCTGGAGTCGAGCAAATCAAAAACACGGAACTACCAGTGCCCGCCGAGCTGCCGGTCGCGTTGACGACCTGACCGTCTCCGGATCCGTTGTAATTCGCATCGTTTGCGATACCACTGAACCCGCCGGCGTCGCCATGAACAGTGCCGTAAAAAACCTGTTTTTCGAAAACGCTCAGAGCCTGGCGGAGCTGCCGCGCGGTGCGGTGATCCATCCACGCCTCTTCCCCGCCCCGATATGCTCGGCATTCCGCACGGTCTTCGATCACCTTTGCGTCGATGTACTTCAGCGTCACGCTGGTCTGCGTGCTGCTGCCGGCGGTGTAGTCGGCTCCGTCGTTGACGGCGCGGAACCCTACGGTCGGGGCTCCGGTTTCGATGTTGAATTTGTGGAGTGTTCCATTGCTTGATGGCATCGCGTGCAATGCCGACAGCACCGGGGCACCGTTAAGAATGTTCGTCATCTCGGCTGGATTCACGTCGGCGCTGTTGAACAGCACCAGCTCGGCCAGCGTCGTCAGAGTATCAGCCATTGAAAAATTTCCTTTTCGATCCCGCGTGATGGTTTACCATCGGGAAAACTCTCGTTGAGGGAGAACCCGGAGGCCGTCGCCTTGATCCGGGTCTCCCATCACGGAGACAAAAATGATTTGGTTGCCGCTTCTGGCGGCTCAGTTGGTTTGAGGTTTAGCGCGGAACGCTTCTGATAATGACTTCCGACCGGTTCCGCCGATGTCGACTGGCTTTTCCTCGCCGAGCATCGCTTTGGCGAGTTCTGCCGTTTTTGCTCGCAGGCTGGCGTTCTCGGCCTGCAGATCCTGAATCTGGCCTTTGCACGCGGCAAACTGCTGGGCCATCGCCGCAGCGAATGGGAGTTTGTCGCGGAACATTCGAGCGCCCTCGGCATCGCCGAAGGTGCTCATGTAGATGCCCAGATCTTCCGTTCCAAAGTGGACAACCTGCGGCTGAGGTGTTCCATCTGGCTCGGCGACTGGGTCGAGGTGAACAGGCTTTGCGGGCTCCGGGGGTGTCTCGATCGTCGTGGATGGTTGTTCGGTCGGTTCTGTCGCTGTCGGCGTTTCGTCCGGCATTGGCAATGTTCCTTTGTTGGCAAAATAGCGGTCCAAGAATCCGGCAATTCGGGAACGGACCACGTCAGGTTCCGCGTCGCCAAAGTAGGTCGAGAGCAGTGCGGTCGCTTGTGCTGGGAGGTTCCGATTATCGACGGTGAGCAGGTCGAACATTCCGCCCCGTGTCGCGGCCGGCTCGTCGACGACGTCACCGGCTCGGATGCCAGTAAAGGACATTTCCCAGCGTCGCGAGCTGTCCGGGTTTCGTTCTTGCATGATGTCGAAGGTCGCGAGGCTTTCCATGTCCAGCTCGGTCGCCAAAGAAACCCCGAACATGTCCGGCTCATTTTCGGCCATTTCCATGACATACGTTCCGAGGTCTCCCTGTGGAGATGAGAACGCCGCGTCGGCGATGTGGAGGTCCGCTCGGAGTTTGCCGTTATCGATTCGCAGGTTCCGCCATCGGCCCAAATAACTGCCCATCCCATCCGACGACATGTTCGGATGTGTGAACCGGGCTTTTAATCCATTGTTGCCACGTCCAGCCATTTGCAACGCTTGCTGTAGAGTGGCGTCTGAGACCGTCCACGGCCGAGAGTCGCCGGAATTCAGATCCCCAACCTCCATCAGCGAACACCCAAAAACGACCCTCGCGGCACGGTCCACGCGCACGGGCGGCGCGTTGACTGTGTCCGTGCGAAAGGTTCCCGTTTTTTGTGCTGTCTGAATGGATGGCATGATTTTCTTCCGGAGATTGTTGGACCGAATTGGCGAACGCCGCTGATGTCTTACGAGCTGGCCATTACTCCGGCGGTTTTCAGAGATGCGATGACGGCATTCTGTTTGGTCGAAAGTTCTTTGACCGCGGCCATGAGAGCAGTGATAGCGGCGGCGATTGCGGTCGCGTCGGCTGCACTCGGATAAACCGACGAGCCATTCCACGCGACGCTCGGCGTGAAAGTCGTGACCGCTCCGATCGTGCCGTCCGCGGCCGCTCCGCCGGAATTGTCCGTCAACGCAGTGATAACGGCGGCTTGTGAAATCGCCGGGCTAATCTGCTGAATGGCTTCGATCAGGTCGAGCATGTTTGTCATGGCTTAGATTTCCTAACTTTCATCTGGAGCAGGATCGACCGGAACTTCCGGCTCGTCTTCGGTGTATTCTTGCGGGTCTATGGCCGTTGCCGGTCGGTCGCTGGTCGTGATCTCGTTGATGTCGGCGAGGTACACCATCGCCTGCTGGCTCCACTTCTGGACATAGCCGAGGCTCGCCAGTTCCTCGCGTTCGCCAGCGATTTCCCGGACGTTGTCGATATAGTCGCCAAACCCGTGCTCGTCGCACACGTCTTGCATCGACTTGAGCCCAGCGGCGACTGAACGGAGAGCGGTGTCGAGTTCTTCCTGTGGCTTCCACCACGCGACCCCACGCGGCACCCAACGGAACGCTAAATCCTGAACCTGCATCGAATTCGGGAGCGTGATTTCACCAGTTCCGCCGAGTTCGACTGGAAGTGTCCAACGCCAAAAACGCGAGATCGTCATTTTGCGGTGAAGGCGATCCTGTGTTTTCCGTCGTGCATAACAGGCCCGTTCAAACAACAGCCAAGCGGCTCGGCTTCCGAAAAAGTTCGTGTGAGCCTCGTCAAAAAAGTTGTACGGCAGATCGAGAGATTTGAGAGCCACTTGGGCGCAGAGTTTCAGGAACTCCTGAGTCGACGCGGCTGGGTTCGCACTCTGCACCGGTGTGACGTCCTCGCCCTCGTCGAGGTCGAACACTGCTGGGCCATCGCCGAAGTCGACGACTCTGGCGGAACCCTCCTGAGCGTCAGACGCGGCGGGATCATCTTCGTCGAATGCCTCGGCGTCTGGGGCTCGTTTGAACGCGAGGCCGAACAACTGGTCGAGCTTTACTTTGGCTCGCATGTGGTCGAATGTCTCGTCGAGATCCCGGAATTCGTTAATTGCGGCGACAATCGGCGATTGAGGTCTGATCTGATTTGGTCGGCCCTCGAATTGACAGTGCTGCCACACGGAGGAATTGCGGACGCTCTTGTCTTTCCTCTGACCGGTCCTCGGATCTTCTTCGGTAAAGTTCCACGCGACGACGCGGCCTGATTTGAGCTTTGCACCGTTGAGCCAAGTGTCCGCCGTGTTTCTGGCCGAGCTGGGATTGTTGCAGTATGAACCCTCAATCATCTGGAGAGTTCCGTCTGCCATCTTTACAAAAAAGCAGTCGCCGGCCAATAGTTTCTGGGATTCTGCGACGCGCCGCATGTCGTCCCAATCCATCCGCCCGTAGTAGTCGATCGCCTCTGGCTCAGTGTCCCGCGCCATAAGTTGCTTGAGAGCGTCGTTGAGGCCGCGGTCTTTTGTTCGCGGCTGAAAATCCCAAAGGCAGCAATAATCGAGAGTACGGCGAATCGCCCAGGCCATAAGACCCATGTTTCGCCAAACGTCGAGAGCATTAGCCGAAAGAGCCTCACGACGGCGATCAGTCAAAAGCCGATCTTCCAGCATGACTCGGCTGGTCGTCGCTCGTCGGCGGTTCTTCGGGTTCAATGCCTGATAGACGGCATCGCCGATGGGAGGTGTGACTGTGCTCATCAGCGTCTCCCCATCGCCGGAGTGATGACGCGCGAGCGTTTACGACGAACGCCGTATTGTCGCTCAAGTTTCACAAGTTCACGACGGACTGAGTCAAGATCGAATGCGGTCGTTTCTCCGTCCAATGACGAGGACGTGACACCGCTTTCCAGCAGTGACCGCAGTCTGTTGATCTTGTCGAGGGTCGTCTCGGTTGCCATGTGGCAGAGATTGAGGACTAGACCGCAGAAACTAAACCGCGTTAATTGGTTTCGCCGGTTTCATCGACCACATATTCCCACGTCCGATCGTTGCGATGCTGTCCGCAGTCCGGGTTGAGGCATTTTGTCGGCCGGAGAATAACGGCCGTGTAAGGTCGCCCATCCGGAGCCGTTCCATAGCCCTCGATACGTTTGACGTCGTTGTATGTTTGCCGCTCGGTTCCGCCGCACTTGAGGCACCGACTCGGAGGAACGTCCACGAGATCTCTGTCGGCAGTAGTCGCGCCGGTCGGTCGACCGGTTTTCTTTTTCTGTGTTGTGCTCATGTCTTGACTTCCGTTTTCCTTCTGGGTTTCCGTTTCCGCTTCCGTTCCACTGCGTCCGAAATCTCTGGCACGTTGCAGCCCATGACCGAGCCCAGAACGAGGCAGCCCGTCGTCGTGTCGAGCCAATGGTTTTCTGCCCCGGGTCTGAGTCTCCACTCCATAACAGTCCGGCCGCGGCCTTCGGTCTGGGTGGCAAACTCCGCCGTTAAATGTTCGGCGTACATCCGATGTTTGCCGTCGTAAAGACTGACCGCTCCGGGGTGCCCGATCCTGATAGCGAGCTGGTCGTGGAGGTTCGTTTTCCAGAAGTTCACGTCGACCGTCAGCGTCTTGACGTCTGAGACTGTTTTTCGTTTCGGCATCACCCAGCCCAGACCGACTCGAGAACCGGCGTCGAACTTTCTCTCCTGAATCGGCTTGTCTGCGGCGCGGTAGGATTGCCCGAAATACGCCATCAGACGTTTCGCGTGGTCCGATCTCCGCAGAGCCTCTCTCACGAGGGTCGTCTGCCAGCGAGCATCGAAGGCCGCTACGCTGAGCGGGATGTCGTCTCCGTCTTCCGTTTTCCACTCGATTGAGAAAAGCCAGTCTGCCAAGTCAGTGATGCCCTGAGAAAGTGCGGCCATGTCGCCGCGTCGAGGGTACTTTCTGTTAAGAGTCTTGCGGGCTTCCCTTAGCGTGAAATATGGATCGTCCTGTTCTGGCCATGTGCCGTATCGCACAACGTGTCCGCTGCCGTCCTGTTTGAATGCGGCGACCGTGTAATAGAGCAGCGAGCCCTGAACGTCGCAATCGGCCACGAGCTGAGTATACCCGCGAGGAATCACTCCGCGGCCGCACTGGATGTTTCGATCCGTTGCCAGGTCGGAAGCCGATAACCACGTCCGCCCGCTCTTGCTGTCGTCCTCTGGTTCGTTCTGCAGTTCCGAAAAGAAACCGGAGCGGCTGCGATAGTACCATTCCATCGCGTGCTGTATGGCCGATACCTCACCACGGTCGGCGGCAAAACGAGCCTCCCAGCTCGCCTCAGCGCTGGAATCCATCGCGGCACGGTTCGCGACGTAGTATTTCGTCGCGTCTCTGATGTCTCCGTGAGTTCTCAGGCTGTTTGCTCGCACTTCCGCATACTGGGACCAGAGCCGCATGGCCTCCTCATCCGGCATCGATCGCAGGAACTTTCGGCGGAGGCCGCACCAGTCGGGGTGAAGTTCCGGCGTGAGCAGTCTGTCGGCGGCGTCGTCCTTCCTGATAACCGTGCATGTGACGAGAGCACAAAACGCGGAGTCGGGGCCGGCCATTCCGACGAGATCGTTCTGTATGACCTCGTTTCGGTTGTGGCATTGCAGCGGCGACATAGCCGACTCGCGAGTCTGAAAGTCATCGCAAAGCAGCATTGACGGCCGTATCACTCGACCGTCTGGGAGCGTGTGAAGCGCTCCGCGGACTGCCTCGAGCAATCCCGCCGCGCCAATGATAGCACCGGTCCCGGGGTATCCCTTGAGCGTTGCGAAGCAGAGCGTTTTGTTGTTTGTGGCGATGTTGGTCGACTCGCCGCGGAACAACTGGCCCCGGGCTCGGTTGGCCACTCCCTCCAATGCGACAAATGGAAAAGCGACTTCCGGAAACAACTGGAGCAGCATCTCGTTGTGGGTGAGTTCGACGCTGAGGTCTCGGAGCAGTTTCTCGGCTTTGCCGCTGTTGGCTGCCGTTAAGATCGCGTAGGAATGGATCCGGCGACACACGGCCCAGAGCATCGCCCGCATTACGATTGTACTTTTGCCCGTTCCTCGTGGCATCCCGATTGCGCGAAACCCGCCGGACTCGATCACCTTCTGCAGTTCGTTAATCAGGATGAGGTGATCCTCGCACCACCCGAGGCGGAAGGCGTGCGGGAATACTGTTTCGAGAAACCTTTGGAGGCTCGCCTCACACGCGGCCCGTTTCTCAGGATCCGTGACCGGCGGAAGGGGGCCAATGTCCCGGCCTGCTTTGCTTTTGGCTCGGGACCGTTTCGCCGCGTCGGCCTTGTGTCGCTCATAGGCTGAAAGGTTGGCCTCGTGATCGTGCTCCGGTGCGTGGTCGCCTGTGGCATTCGATCGGCGCAGGAGTTCCAGCTCGGCGTCGGTGGCGACATGCTCAATTCGGTCGGGGTCGTAGTCAGCCCGCGCGAGCAGATCCAGCAGCGTCTGTCTTTCCAGATCGCTGTAATGACTCCAACAGTCGAGCGGCTCCTCGTCGATGGCCATCATCTGGGACGACCCTCACGTCTTTCGGGAGGAGTCGCCAGTCGCTCCAGTATCGTCTGAGCTTCGCCTCCGCGTCTTGCTGCACTTTGTACCACGGACTCAGCTCCTCTCCGATGACGTTGCCTTCTTTGTCGTACTTGCTGACGGACATTGCCAGTTTTCCGTCATCCGTCAGTGCCGCCGTCGCGGCGGCATACTGTGCCCACGTTTGGCAGTATGTCGCGACCTGCACGCGGCTGGCTCTGCCCAGCATGTCGCGGCTTTTCAGTTCCAGCAGAGTATCTTTCCAAATCGCCTGACCCTCTTCGGCGACCCACGGGGGGCACTCGTCGCCGAGATCCATGTCATTTCCCCTGGTGGAAGATGTCCCAAAGAAAAAACGCTACCTTGATTGCCAGAGCATACTGGGGAAAGATTGAGGCGAAGAACATTCCGAGAAACCCCAGTGCTCGCCGTGCCGCTTCTTCGCGTGACTTCGGAGGGTGCTCTGAGTTCATCACGCGGTAGAATGATTTGCTTGCCGCCTTGATGTTTTTTTCCCGGCGGTTGGATTTCCGTTCGTTTTGCGGGTCGATCCCATCGGCCAGCATCACACCGTCCGACATGAAACGAGCCATCGCGGCGGATTCGTAATCTGTTTCTGTCGTCATTGAAACCTCACAGTAAGGTCTGGCGCTCCGTCGAGTTCCAGCGTCGCCCATGAAAGATCGTCAGCAAAGGAAACGCCGCGGAGTGTCGTCGACAATGAGACACCGAATTTGCGGACAGAAACGATTGCCCCGGGCGCGATCTGAACGCGCCCGGGGCGAATCGAGATAGTGCGATCACTTCCCTTCCACGATGCTGAAACACCTTGATTCGGAAACTCGACCGACTGTTTCGAAAGCAAGTCCGCGGCCCACTTCCGCGCGCCTTCGGGTGTGTCTACAGAGATTTCGAATAAGCCCTGCACGGCCTGTGTCTCGCTAAGATTTGCCCCTCTCAGCAAATGAGCCGCAAGAACTCCGGCGACGACCTCCGGCGAGCCCTGAGCGTTTGAAATGACGGCACTGACAGTTTGATCGTCGAAGGTTGGAACCCTGTCAAAGTGGTCATCGTCGTGGAGTGCGTACAATTGCTCGGCCTCCCACGATTCCAGAAACCACGATTGCCAGTGCTTCCCCTGATGTGGTCCGCCTGTTCGGAGGTGGTTGAGAATCTCAGACTTTGCTGGGCGTTTCTTGTTGTTCAGTTCGACGGCCATCTCGTTCTGGCGGCGATACGATGGCGGCTGAATGACCTCCCGTTCGGTCTGGACAGTGTACTCGTGAGGAACGCCCCCAATCGCTTTGCCGTGCAATTCACGAGCCTTCGCGATCGTGATGATGTTTAAGGGACTGCCGCCGGACGCGAGGAAACGCCGCTTCGCTGCTGGACAGTTTGCGCACCAGTCCTCCGAAACGAGCCATCGTTCTGCGATCTTCGCGGAGGATTTCACGAGCCCACTGGATGCCGCGGAAACCTCCCAATGGATGAGAGGCGGAGAACTCGGAACCACGACGGCAGGAGTCTGAGCTGCTGGCAGTGACTCTGCTTCGACCGCCGCCGTAGTTTCCGATTTTCTAAAGTCGTCCGGAAGATTCGGGCCGTCCATCGACGCCAGAATTCCGGCGTCGATAATCAGGATGAGCGCGAGAATATTCATCGCCACTGGCTCCCCTCTCTAAGTTCAAAGTGCCACGATTCCGCGTCGCCGCTTCTGAACGCCTTGTCCATGTCTGATCGATAAACGCCAGAACATCCCAGAGGCAGCTCATACGTTGAACCGTCGCGGAGTTTGAGCAGGTTCGGGCCGCTCGGCGTGTTGTCTCCCCAGCTTTGCCAGTGGAGATAACCGTCCTCGCCGTTGTGGGCCTGAAAGATCCCGCAGAGTGTTTCACAATGTGCGGACGGAGTCGGCCGCACCATTCCGTTTGCGTCGCGTTTGCCGGTCGTTGCCCATGATCTGGAGAACGCGCCAGCAAATCCGCACGCCAAAGCGTCGGCCGTTTCCCCGGACGTATTGGCCAAATGAGCGTCGAAAGTGTGACCCTTTGCGGCGGCGACCAGATCGGCCGGCGGTCCCCTTCGGTCAGTCCCCCAGAGTTTTGCGAGATCCGGCCGACCGAAAGGATTGTCGGCGCTGAGATCCGTGCTTTCGTATTTTGCCCGTGGTATCGCCCCGTGAAGGCTCAGAGTCTTCGCGGCCATCGAGCCGAACATTCCGCCGCCGTTGCCCAGCGAGCTTTTGCCGATGACCGTCCGACCATACCCGTAAATGAATTCATAGGCCAGTATGACGGGTTTCGCGATAACCTGTTTTTCGTCGATCTGGCGGAGCATCGTGAGCGTTGCGGCTCGGTAGGTTCCACGGGCGACACACGAGCCGGGATCATCATCGGAACGCGGCGGCCGTCGAGCAAGTTGGAAATCGTTGCGGCGTCCGGGGAAATACTTTGCCATCAGGTGAGGCATCAAGACCGCCTGAACGCCCCGCGCCTTGAGTCGTTCCCACTCGCCGTCAATGCTGGCATTCTTTGCGCAGATCGGCTGACGACCTGCGGCGATCAATTCCACCACTGCGGCGTCTCGGATGGTGGGATCCAGCAAACAGCCGGAAACGAACAGTTCCTCGCTCATTTGCCCCTCAGTTTCTTGACGATCTCCGCGCGGTTGGCCTCAGTGATGTCGATTCGTTTGGCTCGCCACTCGTCAACGCGGGAAACGTCCGTCAGTGTGCCGGCCTCTTTGAGCGTGTCGGCGATCTTGAGCAAGTGGTCGGTGTGCTGTTGCATGGTTCCGCCCAGCATCTTTGATTCGACCGCCACGGCGAATGCGTCCCACGTTTGCTCCGGCGACGGCTTAACGGTGATCAGGTCCGGCGTCGGTTTGATCGGGTCGGGCTGCACTGGTTTCGGTGCGGATCCCTGCTGACTGAAAAGCCAGATCGCCCCGATGATCAGCACAATAGGCAGCAGGCTTCCCGTTTGCTTTTCATTTGCCATCGGGTTTGACCTCCGGTGTCGTCGCCGCTTTGGCCAACAGTGCCGCCAGTTCGTCGCGGAGCGGCGAGGCTGGCAAACGGTTGACGATCGCGACGAGTGCCTCCAAAGTTTCCGCCGGCGTCAGCGTTCCGGGGCTCAGATCACTGGGACCGATCACGCCGACGAGCCGGAGAATTTTCTCGACCGCTGGGATCCTGCCGAGCTGATCGGTGATGGTGCCGACAATCTTTCCGGGACTGACCAGCAGAGCCAGAGCGATGATCAGACCGGTCTGCCAATTCAATTGGCTGAAGTCGATTTTTAGCCCGGCGGCATCCTCGGGAGTACAACCCCCGCAGAGGATGGAAAGGATTGCGGCCAACAGCAAAAGGGGCGGACCTTGTCGCGAGTGCATTGTCACACCTCGCGGAGACGTCGAGCCTTAAATGTGGCAAACCCCGTTTCGATTGTCAACATCAACCCGCAGTGCTGCACTCAAACAAACAAACTCAGCAACCTTTTTTAGCTGTTCCCAGTGGTGTAGGTCGTCGCAGGTTGGCGGAAAGTACCTTGAGGGGGGGCCCCGAGTTCCCGGATTTCTTTTTCTATTCTGTCCCAGTCGGCCGGTCGCCAGATCGCACCACGCACCGCCAGCAGCCACGCGAGTTGATCGGGCGACGCTTTGCCCTGATCGCTCTTGAGTTCGCGAAACAGCACCACGCCGTTCCGTGCGAGGACTAAGTCAGGGAAGCCAGCACCATCGGCCGAGACTGCAGTCCGCCAGGTCTCTTTGCCTCCGACCGTTGTCCGAGCTGGTCTGAAATGGGCGACTCGCCAGCGATGAAGGTGAGCCAGATCGATGACCTGTTTCTGAAACGCCGCCTCGGTCAGCTTTGCCATCGTTCGCGCCTGTTGTGATAGCGGGCTCATAATCCGTTGGTTCTCGGTTCAAGTCCGAGCAGCCCTATTTTTGAACTACGTGTTAGCACATTTGATTGCCTGTTGCAATGGAATAGTGATTAGTCCATAATAGGGAGATGGAAGAAATGCACGACAAAGAGGAGGCAAAGCAGTTCTTGGCGAACAATGTTCGGCGAACAAGGAAGCTGCTTGGAATGACTCAGGCGGATCTCGCCAACTCATCGGGTGTTGGGCAAGACACGATTAGCCTGATTGAGAACGGTAAAACCACACCCAATTGCTTCGATGTCGCCAACATTGCAGAAGCAATGAACAGCACAACGGAGATTCTTTTGCGGCCCGTGCCTGCTCATCATCTTCAGAAAGTTTAGAAAAAACGGATAAGTCCATATTGCATGGACTTGGATATATCCATATTGTTCCTCTCGTCGTGATAGACGGGAGTGGTCCTTGACTCGGACGCCAAGCCCGCTGATTGCGATTGATCAGCGGGTTTTTTCTTTCCCGGACGAACCCGCTGATCTCGTTTAATACAAAACCCATCAGCAGGGAGTGTTTATGGAAAGCCTCACGGAATGTTGTGGTTGCTCGCCGCAGAGTAACACTCAGAGTTCTTGGAATGCGGGGTTTTCCGCACCCGAGGGAACTGTTTCGATTCTTGCTTGTGTCGCGGAAACGGTCGCGGGTAATCCTGTTGCCATCGTTACGCGAAGTATCTCAAACGAGATCACGGAGGGTCGTCTTAGGACTGACCACGATGATTGCACCAGTCGAACAGCGGACAGAGTTTCGGAAACCACGGCGACCGATCGAGATCAGAGTGATCGTCGAGTTTCAAATGCCCAGGGGAGTCGGGCCGATGAATTATGCACCGGCGGAGTTTGTTTTCACTCCCTCATCAGCTCCGGACGTTGCACCTGTGGTGACTGTGTCCGACTCGCTCATCAGCTCAGTGACTTCGCCGGAGCCCTCGGCGGCTATATCGTTGGTGGAACTTTACAGGACCAATCTGGAGCAGAAGGAGCTGCTCCAGAACGAGGCCAAAACGGTTCGGGCGGATATTCAACGAATCGTGAGGTTTCAAGCATGGTTGGAGCAGCGGAGCGAAACTCCTCTGCTCAAGCAGATAGCGGACCAGAAGGATATTCTCTGGGACTACGCAAGGCACCTGAGAACGCAGGACAAAGGCTATTCCTCGGCTTCCTGCGGCCATGCACTCAATGCGATCATGAAACTCCTGAGATGGTGTTTCGAGTCGACGCTGATCGGCAAGATGTCAAAGGCTCCGACGCGGGGCGATGTCAACATGATGAGAGCGGCCAGCACCGAGAACGAGGATTTTCAGGGCGAGCCAGTGACGCTCGCCGAGTTCGCCAAACTGATGAGCCCGGAAGTGTTGCAGGGCTGCCGATGGCCACGAATCGGAAACGTGAGTCCAGCACAGTTCTGGGAATGCGTGCTACTTTCCCACATGGTATTCGGGTTCCGATCGCAGGACTGGTTCGCCGCACGGACGAACGAGAAAGCCGGTCTGATGTGGGCGGATATCGTCGCATCAACGCAGTGCCCAAAGCTGGACGACCTCCACAATCCACATGGGTGGTTGTGGTATCTCGTCCACAAGACGAAGAAGAAAAGCCAGCGAGCGGCGAAGCCTGTCAAGTTGTTGGTGCCGATCCCCGGGCGTTTGCGGGTTCTAATCGAATTGTTTCGCGGACTGGATCCGGAGAGAGTTTTTCCTCTCACGTCAAACAGCCGATACTGGTCGCTCGAGTTCACGAAAATTCTGGAGCGGGCGGGGCTGGACGATGCGAGTCGCAAGGCTGCAAAAAAACCAGTGATCAAACTCAGCCTCGGTCAGAAGAAAGTGGCGAGCCTTCGGAAGGGCTGCGCCTCGATGTGGGCGGATCATCTCGACGAGTCGGCAGCAAGTTATCTGCTGAAACACTCAGTCACGGAGGGAGCAGTCTCGGCGATCACTCGCGAGCATTACCTGCAAGCATATCGCCCACTGCGGGCCATTGTTGCAAATCTCGAAACGCTTCCCATCTGGTAGAGGCATCAAGCCAGAAATGTGAGGCGGTTCGATGAACGAACTGACCGTCATTTTCTGCGTCGTGCTCGCTGGCATTTTTGCTGCTGGAGCAGTCGAGGCAAACCTATTCAGGGAGTGAGGGAGGTTGCGCCATTGTGGCTCAGCCAGTCGGCGGCGATGGACTCCGCTTTAGCCGGAGACGTCGAACCATCGCCGCCGGCCATTTTTTAATCGACAACAGTCACGGAGAGACAAGTGAGCCAAATCGGAACCAGTGATATCGGTTGCCTGACGCTGAAACGCAAAAAAGGCGAGTCGATCACAATTGACGGGAATATAAAAATACACGTTGTAGATGTCCGGGGCGGATACGTTCGCGTCAGGATCTCAGCACCACGAGACAAAGCCATTTTGCGGGATGAACTCGCAACGGTTGAAGCATGATCACGGACGACTGGGTCGCAATGACTGCGGCGGCCGAAAGATTCGGCGTTCCAGTGCGGAGACTGATGGCGGCCACGGATGCCCGCCGTCTGCACTGGAAACCACTCGCAGGAACTCAGCGGCCGTACTATGGCGCAGAGCATCGAATGGTGAACACGGTTGAGGTTGAAAGATGGCTTGCCGGAGAGATCACGGAAGCCTTTGAGGATGAATCGGAACTAAACACGGAGATTTAATATGCACGGTGGTGTTGTTCATCTTTGGGAGCATCGTGAGTCCCAGCGTCAAATAGTCGAATTGCAAATGCGTTTATCGAACGCACTGAAGGCTTACGACTACATCATTGAAAGGGTTTTGGCCTCGGCAAAACTGATAAACGAACTTGGTGATCAAGGTCCGTTAATCGCGTGTGATCTGCACGATGCGATTGAGGATTCGAACGCAATAAAGATCACGGAGCAAATCGACGTAGTAAGCAACAACTGAGTGATGTGGCAAAATTGCCCACTCGCAAAAACAAAGGAGTTTCGCTTTGACGGATTGCAGACAAGACTGGTTGAAGGATGCAGCCGATTATGCGGCACCAGTCGATGAACTTGCCCTGTGGATGGCTCGGCTGATTCGGTTTCAAGGTCGCTCGCCGGTCCCGATGTCTGTGGCTTGCCATTCCATGATTGTCATGAAATTGCTGCCGGCCAGTCGCACAACAGCGGCGGCTCGGCTCGCATTGTTGCACGACGCACACGAGTGCTACGCCAGCGACGTTCCGCGGCCTGTCAAAGAACGGTTGGGTTTCGAGCTGGAGAACATCACGAACGAGATCGACGCGATTCTTTTTCCGCGGTATCGGCTGACGTTCACCGAGGAAGACCGGAAACTCGTCGAAGCGGCCGACCATATGGCAAACCGCATTGAATGCGAGACGCTACACATGGCCTCTCTGGACAAAGCTGTTTTTGCATTGAAGCAGTTCGCAAACGATTGCCCGGCGTTGTCTGTCGAGGCTAATCGCGCCTTCGTCGCGAAGAAACTGGCCTGGACGAAAACAGTTGATCAGGACAAAAACGGCTGGCTTTGGTTGTGGGAAGAGTTGAAGGCCGATGTATGGAAGGGAGCGACATGAAGACGGGAAAGATCAATTGCCGTTACTGCGGCGGCGTTCGGGTCGCTGAGAATGATTTCTGCACGGGTTGCGGCAGTCCTGCGGCGATCGCGCAACAAACTCAGCCGGAACGGCTCGCAAGGTGCCCAAAATGCACTGACGGCGGCGTCCGCAGACATGAACAGTCGGGCCGGTATATCTGCAATCAGTGCGGCTTCGATGCTCATACGCTTGACGGAACGAAGTGTCAGAACTTCCCGTCGTCGCGGAACGGTCGGCGCAGGGATTAGGTCAAATTGCTCATCGATGAGCAATTTGAAATACCCGGGGACGGGTAAACCCGCATGTGGAGGTGATGGCACCACGGGCGGAAGGGTCGTGAAGGCGGCGAAAGCTGGAGCGGGACGACCTTAAAAAAGACCGCGGACAGAACATGACGGTCCTATCGGGCGGCGGCGAAATAGCCTCAAGTCATGTGCTTTCTTCCAACTCTCAGCGGCAAACACCGTTCGAGGGATGGCCGAAGGCACAACAAATCCGGAACCCTCAAGCAGCAGTGAAGCGCACTAAGACATTCGAGATTTTTGAAAGGAGACGCAGTGAAAAACGAACTGAAGCAACTCGAAGGAATCGCCCTCGATACGTTGGCAGAGATGGCAAACGACGCTGGAGAGCAAGTCGGCAAACATGCGAAGAACGTCGTAGCTAGTGCTCTGGCGGCTGGGAATGCTCTGAACGCGGCACGGAAAGAAGTCGGGCACGGTGAGTGGTTGCCGTGGCTCGGAAAGAATTGGAACTATAGCCGACAGACTGCAGACCGGTATATGGCCGTCGCGTCGCATTATACGACGATCAGCAGCCTGAAAGATGCGACAGATATCAACGACGCTCTGCGGATGATCGCGGAGCGGAAAGAGACGGAGACGCCGAGAGAGGAACGCAAGACGGGTCGAGTCGAGGTTATGAAGCCAGAGCCCGAGCCGGTTGGACAGACTGCTGTCCAACCTGAGAAACAAACTCAGGCAAAGGCCGACGAAAACGCCGTTCCAGCAGAGCCGAAGACGAACACCAAGCACCAACCCGAAACGGCAAAGGCAAAAGAATCGAGCCGGCCAGCTCCGCCGGTGATCACTCCAGAGATCATCGAAGAGCCAGAGAAACCAGTTGCTCAGCCGAAACAATGGCCAGAGGTTAGCCTCGAGGAACTGGTTTCCGCAGTGCTGGCAAAACTTGAACACGACAAACAGAGGAAAGCGGCGGCGAAGACTCTGAGGAAGTTGGCAGACAGTTTGGATCCGCCGACAAAGTTCGCACCACCTACACAAGAGGAGGTCGAGGCATACTGTGCGGAGCGTAGAGCCCAAGGAAAACAAAACAACGTCGACGCCGAGGCATTCATTGCCCACTACGAAAAACAAAAATGGAAACAGTCAAACGGGCTGAAGTTGGAAAATTGGCGTGCTGCAATCATCACATGGGAAAAGAAAAATGATTCAAGAGATCAGAAAGCTGGAACCGCAATCCCCGGAACGGGCCGCATCAAACCGAGGGAGTTCGATGAATCCAAAATTGTCTGGAAGTAGGGTGCGTTCGATCGCCTACAAGCGGCTCGGGCCTCCGGGCTATGAGCATTGCACCTGGGAGGGAATGAACAGCCCGGACAGAGTCGCTGAGGTCGTCGCTACGCAAACAGCAAAGCATATCACCGCCCCGCGTTTTCCTATCTACATTTATGGCCCAGCAGGAACGGGGAAAAGTGGCATCGCCTCCGTTCTGTTTCGCATCGCGACCAGTGCGATCTGGAGGCGAGCCGATACGCTGCTGCTGGATCTTTCGACTGGCCGCAGCGACGGAAAATACACTCAGGAGATTAAGAAGATCGAGACAACTCACGTTCTCGTTCTTGATGACCTCGGCCTCCGGAAACCTAGCGAGGGAATGTTCCACATGCTGTTCGATATTTTGGAACGTCGCAAGGCAAAAATGACAGTCATCACCAGCAATCACAGCCCGGAGCAGTTGCGCGACGTCGTGTTTGAGGACGAGAGAATATTTTCCCGTCTGCTGGCTGGCACCACTTTGGCCTGCGATGGCGAGGATCGCCGCAAAGTTGATCCAGTCCGTTACAAAGTTTGAGCAGAGGTAATTGCATCCGCTGTTCCTGAAAACATTGGAGTTTTTCAAATGACACGACTAATGCTGATCGGCTGCAGCAAGACAAAAAAGGCTGTCGACTTCGATCCACGGACAGGCGGTCGCGTCATTCCGGAGCAACTTTACGGATCGCAGCTTTTCACGAAGCGAGTTGACTACGCGAAAGCCAGGGGAATGCGTTGGGCCGTCCTGTCTGCGCGATACGGCGTTTGGTTCCCGCACATTGGGCTCAAGGCATACGACCAGACGTTCGCAGACATGGAGGCGGCAGAGATTGCAGCTTGGCACGTCGGAGTCGCTCAGAGGCTCATGGAGGAGCTTTGGGAGTCTTACAATCTCGGAAGGGCAGTCAGTTCAATCAAGCCGTCAGAACTTACGGTAGAGATCCACGCCGGTGCTGACTACTGCCATCCGCTGGCGGAGATCCTGCGAGCAGTGGGAATTGCCGTCGAACTGCCGCTGGCTGGCCTCGGGATCGGCGAGCAGTTGGCGTGGTATTGCCAGGCGAAACCAGTCGAGAAACGAATCAGGAAGTACACACGAAAGGTAATCAATGTCTCAGCAACTGACGGGGGAGATTCGGCAGATCGACTTGGACAAAAGGACCGGGAGACTGTTGTCTGCGGAGGGCCGAAAGGTGGAGATTTATTTTGGGCCTCGGGAAGCGGAAGCGGTGAAGCGGTGCTTTAAGGCCGGAGTCGCATGTGTTCTTGACGGCCAGTGGGTCGATGGTCTGTTCTTCGACGTGTGGGCGGTGCGATGACAAAGAACAAATGTATGCAGATTCGCAGGGACAAAGGGCTGTGCGCGATGTGCGGCAAGGTGCCGAGCGTTCGCTTTCGCTGCGAGGAGTGCAACGCGGTAAACAACCTGAGGATTTGGCGTTTAAGAAGGTCACGCCGCGAACTGGCGACACAAGAGTAACAGCGGTATTCCGTTCCAATAACAGGTGAGTTATGACAGTCGAAGAAAGAAAAATGAGCCGTCCCGATTCTCGCTGGAAAGCCGAACTGCTGAATCTGTATCGATCAGCGGAAAGTCTTCGCGAGGAAATTCCGGAAGCGGCAAACATGGAATATCAGACTGGCATTATGATGGCCTGTGCGGCGATCTGGCATCGCGTTACTGGAGAGGCGTTGGTTTGAAGATCGGATCGTGGTTTTTCTGTCCCTGAGTTTTGGAAGTCATCATGCGAAGAAATCTGCTTAGTGCATTTGCGACAATGGCGGCGTTTGGCGGCCTCGATCCGTTAATTCAGATAATCCCGGACACACGGAAACGAATCAAACAACTGAATACGAAGCGTCCGGAAGGATCGGCGACGGAAGAACAGAAGGCGATTGGGCCGAAGAAACGCGGCAAACTTCCTCGGTCGAAACGTAAAAAGTAAACGCGGTCTGGTACTCCGATTTCATTGAGGTAAGCATGGACTGGAAGCCAATAGAATCAGCGAATCACCATAAGCCGGTGTGGTTGCGTGCTCCGGGAGTCGTCCCAGTGCTGATGCAATGGAGCTTTG